TCTGACCAACTCTTGAGCTTCTCTCCGACATTCCATAATAGTCGCCCAAATACGCCCCGAATGCTCATGTTCGTCAATTTCCTCTGGTGTGTATGGTTCTCGTAATATAGCACTCTTAGGCGCACGGTCAAGAAGTCTCATTCGCTTTAGTCCTTGTCAGTTCCAGATAGTGGTCAAGTCCAACCATAACTATCCACTCTTTCCTGTCGGCACGAAAGAAAACAACAGGTTCATATTGACCGTCTTGCTTTGCTTGGTCGTACCAGTCGTAGACTGTTGCTAACGACTTCCTACGTTTTACCTCAATAGACAAGGGGAGTAAACCCCTTGCCTTTGGGGAAAGTTGTATGTCTTCGCCAGATTGTCCCATAGCAGTGGAACGAACATCATCAGGCTCAAGCTCTGGGAAAGTCTTTAGGATAGCATCCCGGATTTCCTGTTGCCCTAGTCGTCCTTTGGCTTTCGATGATCTGGCGGTTGCCATAGTTCTTCTTCCCTTCGTCTTAACCACAGTAGCCTTGCGTTCTCAACGACACGTTCAATGTCACCGTCATACGCTTTAAGAACGGCATCCCATAGGTCGTCTTCGGTTTCACAACCTTCAAGCATTTTACTAGCCTTTGCTGGACCAACTCGGTAGAGGCCAATGATATTATCAGCAGAGTCACCAGTCAGGATTTGCTTATAGAAGAACTGCAATCCATCCCAATCATCTACCGTATACCACTCGTCCCTACCGAAGTTGTAGTGCCTGCACGGTATCTGCATCATATCCTTGTCTATTGAAGCCACTATGGTGTCGGGGCCATAGCGTGTAGCCTCAATAGCAATAAGATCATCCGCCTCTTCACCGTCACTGACAATAGCATTCCATTTCTCTACCATGTGTTCTCGTACAGCATGTAACCAGATAGGCTTAACACCATCTTTACGGTTACCTTTGTACTCGTAACTCTTAGCAATATCGAAACGGAAGTTACCACGTCCGGTCAGGTATACTTGATACTCGTGAGGTGCAGCGACAAACAAGGTCCGTTGCAAGATCATCTCAAGCAATTCATCAGCCTTCTTTGTCGCCACTTCCAAGTCAGAGTCTTGTGCATGAAAGGCTGCTCGGTAGGCAACAATGTCACCGTCGATCAGCACTTTTGTCACAAGTTCTCACCCCACACCATTGTACCATCGTCTTTGGAGAACCCTACGTCATCTACGTAGTCGAACCCCATACCCAATAGCCAGTCCTTTACAGCCTGAGCAATAGCAGTCAGATCGCCAACATCATCACGACTAACAGAAATGCTACCGCTCAAACCATCATCTTCTTTGTCCATGTAGGCGTTCAAGTCAATACGCATTATGCTGCAGCTCCTGCACCATTAAACAAACCTGCGTACTGGCTACCAGAACCCCCCTCAGAGGCACCTTCGTACTTGACCTGCTCGGTGACTGCGATATTCATCAGTCGAACCCCAGCGCCCTGTGCGTAAGTCTGGAACTGCACAATAGCCTTAGAGCCATTACCGATCAGACCATCCTCTTCGAGGCTCCATTCACGCTTGTTCTCAATACCGTCTGTGATATTCAGAACACCAACTGGACCACCGAAGTTGACCACCTGAGTGCCACCCTTACCTTCAAACTCTTTAATGTTGTCGGCTACCTCACGTTTCAGCTTCATGTAGGTTCCGATACCAAACTCAGGATTGCCCTGAACGAGGCGGTTAGAGTTCATCGGGTGGGGATCAAGACCGTCCTCTAGTAGCTTGTCGATCTGATCTTGAGAGGTGAAGTAAGCATTTACGATATACTGACCACCTTTCTTATGGATGGCTTGGGCTGCTCGTGGGCCATCGGGGTTACCCATGTCTGCATTCTCAGGGAAAACCTTCGCCCATTCGAGTACCATTTCCATGTTGTAAGTAGGCATTCATGTCTCCTTTGCCTTAGTAGGTATATACTATATAGTGCCTTATTTTGCGATTTGTCAACCAAAAAGTCTTGACAGAATCACTTTTAGTGGATGTCAGCGTAGGTGTTGCCAAACTGCACATCAGTCCCCAAGGGAACATTAAGATTGATCTTGTCGTTCAGCTTTGCGACAGCGTTCTTCATTACGTATTCTACATCCCCTTCCTGTCCTTTCTCGACCAATGCAATGATCTCGTCGTGGAACTGGCCTATAGTCTTTAAGCCATTTTTACGACATATAGCCACCCAGCTATCAAAGCAGAACACACCAGTACCTTGGTTAAGAGTACTAAAGCGATCCTTGTCTGACCGTAGCTGATACCAGAACTTACTAACAGGGTTCTGTAGCCACATAGTGCCAAACAACTCCCGAACCCGTAAACCTGCAGCTACCTTCTCAATAGCGTGATTACGCTTCCAGAAGGCGTCTAGCAGCTTCTTAGCATCCTTTTCCTTCATACCAGTCTCACGGGCCAGCTTGGGTGCTCCTACGCCGTATGTGGCACTGTAGTTGACAACCTTGTATGCCTTACGCAGTGCCTTGATGTCTGGACGCTTACCAGCATTGTAGTCGTCAATCTCTTGTTGTGTTACCTGCCCAGCAAACTTAGCCAAGTCGAGGTGTGGGTCAAAACCCTCACGAGACATTTCTTCTACATACTCAGGGTCGATAGGCTTCATGTAGTGGCGTTTGGTAGTGTCCTCTAGGCTTGTCATATCAGCACCACAGAGTGTGTAACCATCAGGGCAAGTAAGAACACCACGGATAATATCGCCATAGGGTTTATCGACACCCGGTAGGTTGACAAGTGGTTTAGCATGACGGAAGCGGAGTGTATTAGTAAACCCTGCCACCTCTGCTTTCAGATAACCATCTTCTGATACACTCTCTAAGAAGGATTTAAGAATGCCAGCACGATGATTAAGCACAGTAAGGCCATCCAGAACGGAAACAGCGGGGTCAACATCAGCGAGAACACGTACGCTTTCGCAGAGTTCACCATCTTTACGAACCTGTTCAATCTTTCTCTCCTCTCCGGTTTTCTTATCCCGTAGGAACTTCCAAGTCTTTGGTTGCCACCCCAGACTATACAACCAGTCTTTTACTTGGTCGTTGCTGTTAGGGTTAGCACGTTCATCACCAGTCACCACAGTGATTTGATCTGCGGAGATTGGCATCTTATTCTCCGCACATAGTGCGGTCCAGCGTTCACCATGCGCACTCAAAGAACCATCCTTCTTGTGCATCATCTTCGGCTTTGTACGTACAGCAGTGAGAATGCGACGTGGCATAGCATCTGCTAGTTGCTCTTCCTTCTCGTCCTTGAGCTTTAGGATTTCGTCGTAGGCTTCTTGCGTACGGGTCACATCCAATTTCCACCCAAGGGCTTCTTGCTCACGAGCGCAGTCTAGCTTGAACGACAAATACTGGATAGACCGCATCTTCTCTTCCGAGTCCTGATACAGTTTGTTCAGCTTGTGGTCCAAGTCACGCCACAAACGAGAGTTGATCTTAACGTCCTCAGAGCAGCGGTGAGCGTACTCTTCATACGTCAGGCTGTCCCAGTCCTTAATCACTGGCTTAGGCACTCCATAGTCCTCTCCGTAGCCCTCAAGGCCATGTCGTGGACGGTCGAAGTTAAGATACCAAGACAGTGCCAGAGTATCTACCAGCTTAGCTTCTACCTTGATGCCCAATACCTTTTCCACTGCAGGGATGTCGAAGCGGATAATGTTGTGGCCAATTAGGTAATGGTGCGTTGCGAAAAATTCACGCATCTCGTCGTAGTCACCAGTCGAGTGAATTTCCTTACCATCATACGACCACGACAGAACGTGGATTTTGGTTAGCTGATCAAGCAGACCGTCAGTTTCAATATCGAATACTGTCATGGACAACCCTTTAGTTGATGAATTGGAATATTATAACAGTCAGCCTTGAAAGTGAACTTGTTATCTGGGTCAAACTCACCCTTACGGTGAAACTTGGCATCTTCAAAGTAAGACTTCTTGTCGTAGAATCCAAGAACCCAAGCCTTAGACAGATCGTTCTTTACCCTGACAAAAGCATAATAGTCACATTTTTGCTTAGTATTAAAGGCTGCAACACTACAATCGTAATTTTCTCGTGGTGGATAGTTGGTACGCTTTGTCTTGACATCAACAGTCTTGCCATTAGGCATTATAAGATCGTAGTCATATGTGTTAGACTGTTTAGAACCAGTAAGTTCTGCGACAACAATTTCTCCAACGAAGCCTGCAAGATTACCTTCACCACTTGTGATAGA